AACGCACCGAGCCGACATTTATGCTATTTTGTCCATCATGGGCGAAAAGAGCATTGAGGAAGTGGCCGCACAGAGTACCATGGCGACGCTTTGGCAGATTAAGGAGCTTTCCAACGATAAGGAACTGCTGAGTTTTTTCAAATCGTGGGGGCGTGGGGAGCAGAGCGAATAATCAGCGCACTGTGCGCCCTCCCCAGAGTACGGGCGAGGGCGTACCTCTCCATTCTTCCCATGGAGTTGAAAAAGCAATGCGAACGCGAAATTCTTCGGCGCTACATTACCGACGGTATCCAGATGATAACGCAAAACACGGCGGGGTGTGATGAGCGATTGTATCTATCTATCGGATACGAGGATATCATCAGCCCGAAGCCGGTGGAAAACCGGTCTGCGGAGGATACCGTGGCGGATGTGGTGAAAAATGCTGGGCTGAAACTGGTGACGAAAGGCGGTGGGCAGGATGGCGGCTAATGTATTTGAGCTGTTTGCGACGATCTCTCTGGATACAGATGAATATGAGCGTAAACTAAAGGATTCTGAAAACAAAACAAGCACATTCGCCGACGTTCTGAAAGCCAACCTTGCCAGCGGCGCGATTATCGCCGGAGTAAAGAAGCTTGCCGGAGTAGTTGCAGACGTTGGCAAAGCGGCCTACACCAGTTATGCGCGGTATGAGCAGTTAGCCGGTGGCGCACAGCTGATGTTCGGCGACGCTTACGATTTTGTGGCGGAGAAAGCAAGAAACGCCTACAAGTCCGTGCAAATGAGCCAGAACGATTATTTGCAGCAGGTGAATGGATTTGCTACCGGCCTGAAAACCGCCCTTGGCGGCAATGTGCAGGCCGCCGCCGAACTCGCCGACAAAGTTATCACTGCCGAGGCCGACGTTGTGGCGGCAACCGGAAACACCCAAGAAGCCGTACAGAATGCCTTTAACGGCATTATGAAATCCAACTTCACGATGCTGGATAATTTGCAGCTAGGTATTACCCCCACAAAAGAGGGGTTCCAGCAGCTGATTGATAAGGTGAACGAGTGGAATGCGGAAAACGGCGAAGCCACTGCCTATACCATTGACAATCTGGCTGACTGTCAGGCCGCGCTTGTGGATTATATCGAAATGCAGGGGCTTGCGGGGTATGCGGCAAATGAAGCGGCGGGCACCATCGAGGGTTCCACGGCATCCATGAAAGCGGCATGGCAGAATCTGGCTACCGGCATGGCTGACAGCAGCGCCGACATGGAAGGACTTACCAAGGACTTTGTAGACAGCGTATTTACAGCCGGACGGAACATTATACCCCGTGTACAGCAAATCGTTACCGGTGTTGGAACGGCCACGGCAGAAGCTATTTCGTATCTCCGTGAAACGAATAGCGCTATTGATCTTCTCGTCACGGCGTTTGAGTTCGCGGCCACAGCGGCAACCGTTGCCGGTACTGCAATCGGGGCGAGTATGGCCGGAAAAGCCATTGCAAATATCGCCACGATATTCACGGCAAATGCGTCGGCGCTTGCGTTCTTCACAGCGGAAAGCGGGAAAGCGGCCGTTGCAGAAGCCACACTGAATGGCGTATTTTCCGTCAGTGAAATAGCCGTTGGCGTACTCACCGGCCAGATTTCCCTTGCAACTGCGGCGCAGTATGCATGGAATACGGCTATAAACGCGAACCCCATTGGCTTGATTGCCGCTGCTGTTGCGGCTCTGGCGATTGGCATCGGCAAGGCAACCAAGGCGCACAAGGATTTCGTCAAAGAGTTGGCCGGAGAGCCGCAGACGGTGGAAGAAGCACGCGCAAAGGTAGAAGAGCTTGAGCAGCAGTACGAGGAAGCTTCAAAAGCCAGGTTGGAAATGTTCACGTCCGATGCTGGTTTCAGCGGCGACACCGTCGAGATGGAGAGATTAGCCGAAGCCATAAAGCAGGCGAAGCAGAATCTTGCCGATTTGGAAGCGCAGGAGCAGGCAGCAGCTGAGGAAGCGGCGAAACCTGTAAATGTGATAAAGGCTGCTTCTGAGGAATACGCCGCCACGGCACAGTCCATTTTGGAGGATTACCAGAATACCTATACCACCATCTATAACGGGCTGCATGATGTGGGGTCCGCATTTACTTCCCAAATAGAAGTTGCAAAAATGTCGTGGGACGATTTCATGGGTAATCTTAAAGGAAATACCGAAGTTCTTCAGCAGATCGATGAAGATTTTGCATTTGTTTCCGAAAAAGCAGACCTTGCAGGCATTAGCGTTGACGGACTTTCTCAATATCTCGCGTCCATGAGTACGGGGGAACAGGCCGGATTCCTTGCAGGGCTACGTGATGAACTAGAAGATATGTCCGGCGGCACCGAGGGGCTAAGCAAAAAACTTGCGGAGCTTATGGATAATGTTTCTGCATATGAGGCTGCAGGAACCGAAACTTCTGATGGATTGGCGTTGGCGGTGGAGAATGTGAACGCTCGTATGCAGGAAGCTGCAGACAGCTACGTGGAAAAGGTCGGCGATCTTGACCAGGAGGCGGAAGCCACAGAGGCGGCAACCAATACCATGAGTGGACTGGTTGCCGGTATCGATAGCAGCACCCCCGGAGTTTTGGCTAAGCTGGATTCTCTGGCATCTCAAATGAAATCACGATTGACAAATAGCTTTGCCAACTACACGCTCACGATAAAGGCCAATATCAAAGGGAGCAACGTTCCCGGGGCGAAGAGCGGCCTTGATTATGTACCATACGATGACTACCTAGTGCGCCTCCATAAGGGTGAAAAAGTTCTCACCGCCGAGGAAGCACGAGCGTATAGGGCTGGAGAATCTGCGGGTGCGTCCGGCGGGGCGGACTACGACGGCGCGGGGTTTTCTGGCGGTTCGCGTGGTGTGACGATCATCCAGAATATCCAGTCCGTTGCACAAACGCCTGTTGAACTGGCAGCGGCTACAGAAGCGTATTTCACACAAGCGAGGTGGACGATTTGACGAACTTCAACAATTTAAGCAAGTTGTTCCGCTACGTGAACGAAAACGGGGATAGCGTTATTTTTGATTATGCCGGTGGATATCTTGTCAACAAACCCACGGGCATTGATACGGTAACGGTAGCCCTGTCTCAGGCGAAAGGCATCAACCAGACGGGCGCGACAATTCAGAGCAAAAACGTTCAACCCCGGCCTGTAAATGTCAACGGGTATCTGGTGGGAGACGGACAAGCAGCAAATAAAGAAAAGCTGCTTTCCGTCATCCGCCCCGATATTCCCGGAAAGCTATATGCGGATGATTACTATCTGAATGTTTGGCCTACGGCGACACCCAGCATTGAGGCGAAACAATGGGGCGCACAGTTCCAGTTCTCCCTTTTGGCGGCGTATCCGTATTGGTGCAAGGACGATTCCGCAGCGGTAACGTTGTCCGGCATTCAAAAGCTATTCAAATTCCCATGGAACATTTCAAGGCCGTATCGTTTCGGCCAGCTGTTTGAAGCGAAATTTATCAATGTGGAGAATCGCGGCCAGGTTCCCGTCCCGTTTACTGCTACTCTCTCGGCAAGCGGTGATGTGGAGAACCCCAAAATCACCAACGCCGCGACGGGAAAATTTCTGCTGATAAATAAAACTATTGTCAGCGGGGAGCGGCTGATTGTAGAGATTACGCACGATCGGACAACTGTAACGTCATCCGTTGACGGAGATTGCCGGGGCGCGTTAAGCCTGAAAAGCACTTTGTTTCAGCTGGAAGTTGGGGATAATGTGTTGAAGCCGGAAGCGACAAGCGGGCTTGCGAATTTGCAGGTGGATATTGATTTCGCAACGGAGATCGTGGGGATCGCGCTATGAGCTTTGAAATCTATAAAGAGGACTTTTCCACCCGGTACGAAATCCGGCACGCAATCAGTGTTATCATGAATATTTACTACAACGATATCGGAAAGCTGATACTGGTTGCGCCGGTAAGCGACTACAATATTAACGTGTTGAAAGTCGGCAATCTCCTGTATGATACGAGCAGAAACGTAACATTTGTGATAGAAAACACAAAGATTGACACGACCACGAACCGCATAACTGCGAATGGATACACCGCAAACTGGCTTTTGAATAAGCGAATCATTGCATCGGAATATCACATGACAACTATCGAAACGGGCGTGTACAAGCTGATACGCGATAATCTCCGGGGAATGACAAGGATTCAAGTTGCACAGGCAACCGGGATGACTGATAAAACGGACAACGTTTTCATGGGTGGGAATTTGCTGGATGAAATCATCCCGTTTCTTGAAGAAAAAGGCATAGGCCACACAATGGATTGGAATCCCGACGATATGACACACACTTTCCGCCTCTACAAGGGGCGTGACCTGACGGCTGGCATTCACGCTATTGTCTTTTCGGAGGAACAGGGAAGCGCGAAAGATCTTGTAATCAATGACGACGATTCCACCCTCTGCAATGTGGCCTATGTGCAAGGAAGCCTTAGCGGCACAGACAACACTTTTGTTGAGATTGTCGGCGATACAACCGGGGACAATCGCCGGGAAGTTTGGTTTAAGACAGCCGTTCGGCAGGAAAATGACGAATCTGCGGCCGATTGCAAAGCCCGTGCGCGTGCCTACGGCCAAATGGAGTTGGGAAAGCGTATCCGACGAAAGTCCTTTTCCGTATCCATCGACCCGGAAGATCTGGGCAAGTATTACGCTCTGGGGGACATTGTATCGTGCGTATCTGCCCGGTTTGGGGTATCGTTCAGCGCCCGGATTACGGGCATTAAGTACACCTTGGACAGCAACAAAGCCCGGACAGAAGTTATCCTGGGCGACCCTATTCTTACAGCATTGGGGGCAATGAAATTAAATGGCTAATATCAAAAGTTTCCCGAATAACCAAGATACATACATAGGCGCAGAAGACGTTATGCGCTGGCATCATGGCCGCACATCCGGCGTTTTTGCCGCTGGCAGTAATGCCTCCGTGCAGGCGCTTTCCACGCCGGGAATGGCGGTGGAAGTCTCAGACGGCACCGGATGGATGGCAAATTCCGGCAGAAACGGCATTGTATGGTGGATTGATAGTGAACCCATTGATGGTGCCAAATTGCAGCTTGCCGTTGACGCGGCAGACGGCGTTCTGAATCGGATTGATCGCGTAATCGTGGAGTGGAAAACCACAAACTACGTGGACTATCCGGAAGTGAAAATCTTGAAAGGCGCAAAATCCGGGAAGGCAGCGGCCCCGGCGCTGACAAACAACAGCACAATCCGGCAGATCAGCCTTGCACGGATTTCCGTTGCGGCCGGTACAACCGCTATCACCGCTTCCATGATTACGGATGAGCGGCTAGACGCTTCTGTGTGCGGGCTGGTGACGGAAAAGGTGGGCATTGATACCAGCACGATGCAAAGCCAGTTTTCCACACTTTTGCAGGAAACGCAGGCACAAGTAAAAGATGTGCTTGATGATACCACGGCACAAGCCACATCGGTTCTGGATTCCATCAACCGGGAGCTGGCAGACCTGGAAGCCGGTACGGCGGTGGAGCTGAAAAAGCTCCTGTTCACGAACATCGGCGTGCCGGTATCCGCGTTTGTGGCTGATTCTACATATCAGGATTATCCATTCCGCGCGGCAATCGCGCTGACGGGGGTGCTGGATACCATGATTCCGGAGGTGGTTCTTGCTTTGGCAGACGCAATTGACGGCAATTTTGCCCCTGTTGCAGCTACCTATAACGGCGGCGTGTATCTGTATGCCGCAAGTGCCCCGGAATCGGCAATTAAAATTCCCACCATTATTTGCTGGAAAGGCGGTGTAAGCGCATGATCGGCAGAGTTAATACCGGGGGCGGCACAGGCGGCACTCTTACCGTTACAGCCCCGGCGAACGTCACTGTGACTGTTTCCAAGGACGGCAAGACAAAAACCAAGAACTCCGGTACGAGCGGTGTAGTGGTGTTCAAGGGTCTTGCAAGCGGGACGTGGACAGTTACAATCACCGGGGACGGAAAGACCGCCCAAAAGAATGTTGTGGTCACAACCGATTATTCCACCGTGATTGCATTTTTCACAGCCACCATCAATATCACCTATCCTGCCGGTTCGACCTGTACTTGCTCTGACGGCGCAACGACTCTATCCGCCCCTGATACTAGCGGTACATGGGCTTGCATTGTGCCGAACGCCGGGACGTGGACGGTGACCTCCACAAGCGGGACGGAGACCGACAGCAAGGCCGTAACTATCACCACGGATGGCCAGAGCACCTCTGTGGAGCTGAGCTATGCGTTGTTCCTGTTCAAACCAAATGCCCCGAGCGACATTATAGCCGGTGAGTGGGAAATACCTGGGAACGGCACTGTAACCGCAGAAGCAGAATTGACGGTTAAGTCGGTAAACGTCTACGGCAACAACAGAATCCTTTCTGCACGTACAAAAGGCCAAATTGACCTGACAGAGTATAGCACGCTTCAAGCGACGTGCAAAGCGTCGGGCGGCTCCAATACAAAATTGGAGGTGTACAGTGGTTCGTCCACAGTTGCTTCGACAGCAATCGGTACCGACCTTACCACGGTAACGGTTGACATATCTGCCCTGTCCGGGCTTCACAGTATCGGTTTTGGCGGTAGACATACCGCGTATTTGACGATTACGTACACCGCGACGGAAATCAAATTGATGAAATAGGAGGGCGGCGCATGAAAACGATTTACATAGATTCCAGTTTTAAGTGTCACACCTCCACCGCCGAGGGGCTGACCACAATCGAGACAGACGCATTCGATGGTAAGTGCGACGCTTACATCGAGGGCTACCGCTTCATCCCGGCAGGGCAGACATGGACACGTGCTGATGGCGTGGTGTTTACCGGTGAGATGATTGCCCCGTGGAAGCCGTGGGCAGAGTTGGACACCGCCCAACGGGAGTATGAGCGGGAGCAGTATCAGGCTCTCGCTGCTCAGAACGCCGAGTACGAAGCCGCCTTGTCTGAAATTGAAACCGCGCTGGGGGTGAATAACACATGATGACCATAGAAGAACGCAAAAACGCCATTCTTGCGAAAATCATGGAAATAAAATCCAGCGGTGGTGAGGAACAGCTGAAAGAGCTGGATGAAGCCTACAAGAAAGGGGTTGACAGTCTGTGACACAAGAGGAAAGAAAAAGCATCATGTATGCCCAGGGGCGGGCGAACGCGCTTGCCTTGCAGGAGAAAGCCCCGGACATGACAGGCACCGAACTGAACGCGGCGGATAGCGACATTCCCAGTTTCAAGGCTGCTGTCGCAAACAAAAACATGCTGGAGCGCAAGGCCGGGTTTGTGTGTCAATCGTCTGCTGGACGTGTGGTGCGACTGGTGCAGCCCTATGACAGCACTATCTACACCCGGGAACCTGAGGAACTTCCCGCACAGTGGGGTTTTGTTTGGAGCACCGACCCAGCAAAAGCGTTGCCGTTCGTCGCTATGTCTACTAGCCCCTATAATAAGGGCGACTGCTGCACGGAAGGCGGTAAAGTATACCGTTCAACGATGGGCAATAATGTATGGTCGCCGTCCGCATACCCCAAGGGCTGGGAAGAGGTGAACGTATGACGGTAAAGCAAATTCAATGCCTTCTGACCTATCTGGACTATTCTCCCGGCTCGATTGACGGCGTTGATGGCAGGAATACCCAAGGGGCAATTCGGGCGTTTCAGGCCGACTACGGGCTTACCGTGGACGGGATTCCGGGTGCGGCTACTCAGAAAATGCTCATCGGTGCCATTGCCGGGACGGCGGTAAAGGTGGAGAAGCCGGAGGACAGCACCGAACCGAAAACCGGGACGTTCTGGGACGATATCAAGTACTTCACCCGGGATGAGTTCCGGTGCCAGTGCGGCGGGAAATACTGCAACGGCTTCCCCGCAGAACCGGTGGAGGAAACCGTCCGCATGGCCGATGAGATACGCCGTCGGGCTGGGGTTCCCCTGAATGTGAATTCCGGTGTGCGGTGTAAGCGGCACAATGCCGAGGTGGGCGGAGTATCCAACTCCCTGCACACCACGGGACAGGCCGTAGACCTCTCAGGGGCTATCTCCCCGGAGAAGCTGTATGCCATAGCGCAGGAGGTGCAGGCCGAGAAAATCCCCGGGCGGGGCGGTCTAGGGCTGTACAGATGGGGCATTCACGAGGACAACGGGAAGTACAGCCGGTGGAACGGCTGAGAAGGGAGTATGCCAATGGAAGAAACGGAAATCGCCGGGAGGCTTTCTGCGGTAGAACAGCGGAGCAAATCCAACTCCCACCGTCTGGACGCGCTGGAGAAGCATACGGAAGCGCTGAACACGCTGGCAACGTCTGTTGCGGTCATGGCGGAGAAGGTGGAAGTTACCGGGGAGAAGGTTGACGGCCTCTGCACGGACGTGCAGGAGCTGAAATCCGAACCCGGCAAGCGGTGGAAGTCGGTTGTGGAAAGGGTCATCTACATCGTTGTAGCCGCTGTCGTAGGGTTTATTCTTGCCCGGCTTGGGCTGGGCTAAATTTAAGGAGGAAAACAAAATGATTAACTGGATTGTACGTGTCAAAAACAAAGCCTTCTGGATGGCCGCAATTCCTGCGCTGCTTCTGCTGGTGCAGACGGTAGCCGCACTGTTCGGCTTTACGCTGGACTTGGGCGAGATCGGCGACAAGCTGCTGGCCGTGGTGAATGCCGTGTTTGCCCTGCTGGTGATTCTGGGCGTGGTCAATGATCCTACCACCGCCGGTATCGCTGACAGCAAGCAGGCAAGAACCTACAGTTCCCCAAAGGAGGACTGATGTGATAAGTGGATAAAGTCCGATGGAATCGGGTGATTCTGGATGAATTTTGTTCTCTGGCGATTCTCACGCCGTTGGAGGAAAAGATCATCCGCACCCGAGCCGCCGGATGGAGCCGTGTACAGCAGTGCCACGCTTACGGCATGTCCCTTGCCACATTAGATAGGTACATTAGGAAGTTGAAAAACTCCTATAACAGTGTGCAGGAGTATAGCTACATACTCCCAAAAAACATAGACTTCTGATAGCTTTTTGAAGGATATGTGATTGTAAGTCGGTAGGGAAACGAGAGTTTCCCTACCGATTTTTTTGTTATTCTATAGGCAGAAAGGGGCGTTGCCTATGGCTGAATTTCAAAGCTTTAATCCAAATCCCCGCGCAGCGAAAGTCGGCGATTGCGCAGTTAGAGCTGTGGCAAAGGCTCTGGGAATTGACTGGTATCAATCATACGTTGAGCTGGCCAGCGAGGGGCTGACTCAATGCGATATGCCTAGCGCGAATAACGTATGGGGCGCGGTGTTACGGCGGCACGGATTCAGGCGGGCGGCAATCCCGGCGGAATGCCCGGATTGCTACACCGTAGGCGATTTTATCCGGGAATACCCTGACGGGATTTACGTTGTCGCGCTGAAAAACCACGTTGTTGCCGTGGTAAACGGCGTTTTGTACGATACTTGGAACTCAATGGACGAAAATCCTATCTATTTTTGGAGGCGTGAATGATGGCAAACCCTTATATGCAGCCCAACTACCAATCCGGCTATTTTCAGCCCAACTATTTCCAGCCGCAAATGCCCATCGGGCAACCGCAGATGCCCGCACAACCCCAACAGCCGCCCCTCGATGACCGAATTTGGGTAGCTTCGGAATCTGCGGCGGAGGCGTTTATTGTCACGGCAAACGGATTCGTGCGGCTATGGGATAGCAATAAGCCGGTATTCTACGAAAAGCGGACGGACGCGCAAGGGCGACCAATGCCGATTGTAGCGTATGAATACAAAATCCGGGATGCGGGAGCTACCCCGGAGGCAGTCAGCGCAGGATTTGAGCAGCGGCTTTCCGCTGTAGAGGAACGGCTGAACCAACTGACGGATGGAAAACGCGATGCCAAGAAAGCGGAGGTAAAACGCAATGATGCCTAATCCTATGCAGATGATCTCTCAATTCCCCCAATTTATGCAGCAGATGAGGGGGCAAGACCCCCAGCAACTGCTTAATCAGCTTGTACAGAGCGGGCGCGTAAACCAGCAGCAGCTTAACCAAGCCCAGCAAATGGCACAGCAGATGCAGGGGCAGTTTGAGCAATTTCGGGGCATGTTCGGCTTCGGAGCGCCTAGAAGGTAAACAATAATCTGGCCAGATTTTGTTATATTTTTCATCTTTTGAAAGGAGAACAAAATGAGTATTACAGCAAGTGAAATGACCCCCGCTGATATCAGAGCTGTCACCGATGGCAACAACGGCGGCTATGGCGGAGGCTGGGGCGGTGATTGGTCTGCATGGATCATCATTTTCCTGATCTTCGGCTTCTTCGGCTGGGGCGGCAACGGCTGGGGTGGAGGCTTCGGCGGTCGTGGTACCGGCGCTGGCGTGGTGGACGGGTATGTTCTCGCGTCCGATTTTTCCAACATCGAGCGGAAAATTGACGGTGTAAACAACGGTGTTTGCGACGGCTTCTATGCCATGAATACCGGTATGCTCAATGGGTTTGCAGGCGTGAACCAGAATATCAGCAACGGTTTCCAGGCGGCGGAGCTTTCCCGGTGCAATCAGCAGGCTGCCTTGATGCAGCAGCTTTTCCAGATGCAGATGGCAAACCAGGAGTGCTGCTGCGAAAATCGCGCCGCTATCCAGGGCGTAAATTACAACATGGCTACCCAGAGCTGCGACACCCGGAACACCATCCAGAACACCACCCGGGACATTATCGACGCTATGAACTGCGGTTTCCGCTCCATTGACCAGCGCTTGACCGCCCAGGAGCTGGCGGCGAAAGATCAGAAAATCGCCGATCAGAATCAGCAGCTCTTTATGGCGCAGCTGGCCGCTTCCCAGAATGCCCAGAATCTCACGATCAAGGGCTATGTGGAGAACCAATTCGCGTACTACAATCCCCGCCCGGTTCCCGCTTATCAGGTGCAGAATCCCAACTGCTGCTACGGTAACGGCTACGGCTGCGGGAGTGTAGCGTAAGGAGGGACTAGCATGGCGGTTGAACTTACTGCGAACGCTGTCCAGGCGGTGCCCGCCGGACAAAACGTGCTGTTTACCGATGCGCCGGTGAAATGCGGGCGAGGGTATGTTGTTCACCGTGAAGGCGCTGGGCTGGTGACACTTCGCGGCATTTGCAATGGATGTTCCCCGATTGCGCGGTATCGCGTGCTTTTCGTGGGAAATATCTCCGTGCCTACCGGCGGAACCGCTGGGGCTATCAGCGTAGCGCTGGCGCTGGGCGGTGAAGCGCTTCCCACCACTACGGCGACGGCAACACCCGCCGCCGTTGGAGACGCATTCAACGTGGCAACCTCCGCGTTTGTGGATGTTCCCCGTGGGTGCTGCGTAGCGTTATCCGTGCGCAATGTCTCCGCGCAGGCAATCGATGTTGCCAACGCCAATCTGATGATTGAGCGCGTGGCCTAGGAGGTGAAATTATGAAGCACTGGGAACAGCTGAGAGATACACTTTGCCGGGAGCTGGACGAAATCGCCGAAAAAGGCGAACTGTCCGCCGGTGATCTGGAAACCGTGGACAAGCTGACGCACACCATGAAGAATCTGGATAAGATCATGATGGGCGAAGGATACAGTAACGCCGGGGACTGGTACGCTATGGGCAACTATGGGCGGGATGGCTATAGAGCCGATTACCGGGACGGCGTGAGCTATCGAGGCCGTAAACGTGATAGCATGGGACGCTACAGCCGCGCAGACGCCAAGGAAGATATGGTGGATAAGCTGCGGCGTATGATTGATGAAGCGCCGGATAGCCGGACGCGAGAGGCTCTGGAAAAGGCCGTCCGTTGTATGGAGGAGTAAAAAATGTTGGCAGAGCGGGATTTGCTGGAAACAATCGAAGAATGTAAAGCGGTGAAGCGCCCAACTGCGGCGACATGCCAGTTAATGGCCTCGTGCTATACCATTCTAGATCATCTGTTCCCGGAATATTCCCGCTCTGCTGATGTTCCTCCCGTAAGCTTGTATTCCTCCGCTCCTGCGCCACAAAATGATGAAATATCCGGGAGCGAGTTTGCAATTGCCGCAAATTCAGCGGGAATGAAACGGCTATTAGAAGTGATGGACGAACACATGGAGTGCATTCGGCTGATATACCCCAAAGAATACGCGGCGATTATGCGGCGGCTCAGAGAATGA